GAGTGCTGGGCATCGCCCCGGAACTGCTCCGCGCGCCGGTGATCCCGTCTGAAACGCTTCCTCCGTCCGCTGCCTGAAGGAAACGCCGAACATGCCCGAGAATCTGCTCGAGCCGGATAACGCCACCACGCCTGCCGAGAACACTCAGAAACCCTCCGCCCGCCCGGCCGAGATCCCGGAAAAGTTCTGGGACGCCGACAAGGGCGAGATTCGCGTCGAGGCACTGCTGAAGAGCTACCGCGAGCTGGAGCGCCGCCTGTCGAAGACCCTGCCGCTGCCGGAGGGTGATGCCGACGAGGAGTCGCGCGCCCGCATCCTGCGCGCGCTGGGCTGGCCCGACAGCGCCGACGGCTATGTGATCGAGCAGCGCCATCCGCTGACCGGCCCCGACCCCGAGATCAACAGGCAGCTGCACGCGGCCGGCTTCACGCCCCGCCAGGTGCAGCTGGTGTACGACCTGGCGACCGAGCGGCTGCTGCCGCTGATCGCCGAGGCCGCCGCCGAGTTCGAGGCAGACCGCGAGCGGAGCCGCCTGGCCGAGCATTTCGGCGGGCCGGAGCGCTTTGCCCGGATCGCCCGCGAGGTCGGTGCCTGGGGCCGTGCCAACCTTGCACCGCCCGTATTCGAGGCGCTGGCCGCCACCTTCGACGGCGTCGTCGCGATGCAGCGGATGATGGAGAAGGGTGAGCCGAAGCTCGCCACGCGCGGCGAACCCGAGGGCGCACCCGACGAGTCAGAGCTGCGCCGGATGATGCGCGACCCCCGCTACTGGCAGAAGCGCGAGCCTGATTTCGTCGGCCGCGTGACCGACGGATTCCGGCGCCTGTTCCCGGGCGGCTAGCCGCACCACCCGGCACCACCCTCTCCCTGTCCCTCCCCCGCAAGCGGGAGAGGGAACGGTGCGGCACCCCCCGTGTTCGGTCCCCTCTCCCGCTCGCGGGGGAGGGACAGGGAGGGGGCGGTTGTTCCGGCTCCGCCTCGTCAAGCCCAACCCCATCGCGGGGTCCTACGGCCGGCTTTCCCCCCCGACCCGGCCGCCATGGCGCCCCTCCCCGGCGCCGACCCCGCGTCCTGCCGGGTGCCGCGTGCGTGCTTCCTCCCCGCGCGCGCGGCACCCGGCGTTCCGCTTTCCGCCTGCGGCCAACCGCGCGCGCCCGCCGATCCGCGGCGCGCGGCCCGCAAGGCACTTCGCCCGTGCAGCCCGTGATCCCGCCACGACAAGCCGCGCGCGCGACCCGCCGCCTGAACGCGAAACCCCCTCACGCGAGGCAATCCCCCGCATGTCCATTTCCATCGACCAGGCCTTCGTCAAGCAGTTCGAAACCGAAGTGCACGAGGCCTTCCAGCGCCTTGGCTCGAAGCTGCGCCCGACGGTGCGCAACCGCACCGGCGTGCGCGGCGCGTCCACCGTGTTCCAGAAGGTCGGCAAGGGCATCGCCGGCACCAAGGCGCGCCACGGCGCGGTGCCCGTGATGACGATCGACCACACCAAGGTCGAATGCTTCCTGCAGGATTTCTACGCCGGCGACTGGATCGACAAGCTCGACGAGCTGAAGATCAACATCGACGAGCGCAGCGTGGTTGCCAATGCCGGCGCCTATGCCCTGGGCCGCAAGACCGACGAGCTGATCATCGCGGCGCTCGATGCCACCACCCGCAACGTGACCGGCGCCGGCGACCTGGCCGACACGGTCGGCCTGACCAAGGCCAAGGTGCTGGCCGCGTTCGAGATGCTGGGCGCCACCGACGTGCCGGATGACGGCCAGCGCTTCGCGGTGGTCGGCTGGAAGCAGTGGTCGGACCTGCTGAACATCGCCGAGTTCGCCAACACGCAGTATGTCGGCGACAGCGAGCTGCCCTGGAAGGGCACGCAGATGAAGAAGTGGCTGGGCACCACCTGGATGCCGCACAGCGGCCTGCCGGTCGTGAGCTCGGTGCGCCAGTGCTTCTGGTTCCACAAGACGGCGGTCGCGCACGCGGTCGGCGCCGAGGTGACCACCGACATCTCCTGGCACGGTGACCGCGCCGCCTTCTTCATCAACAACATGATGAGCCAGGGCGCGGTGCTGGTGGACGGCGACGGCGTGGTGCGCCTGCGCGCCCGCGAATAGCGCGGGAGCACCCACACCATGCCGTTCCAGTTCCCCAACCTCTCGGTGCTGGCCTACGCCAACGGCTTCACGCACTGGCACTACCAGAGTGCCACTGACACGCTGGGGCAGATCATGGGGCCGAACTATTTCGGCTCCGCCGGCGACATGCTGGCACGCAACGATCTGCTGGTGCTGGTCGGCACCGACGGCCTGCGCCTCGCGCGCATTGTCGGCGCGACGCCGGGCTCGGTCACGCTCGGGCCGCAGGCCGACAGCGGCCGCTACCTGCTGCAGGTCTCCGTCCCGGCGCTGAATGCCGTCTCGGAGAGCTACGCGCCGGTTCCCTACCCCGGCACGATCACCGCGGTGCGGGCAGCGATCGATGCGGCGACCACCGCGGCATCGGTGCTGACCACCCGCATCGCCGGCAACGCGGTGACCGGGGGTGCGCTGAACATCCCGGTTTCCGCCGCCGGTGCGGCATTCCTGGCCAACCCCACGGCGCAGAATGCCGTCGCGGTCGGCCAGGTGGTGTCGGTGCAGTGCAACGGCGCGGGCGGCACCGCCGCGCGCGCCCAGGTCGTGATCGAGATCCTCCGGACCTGACCACGCCAGGGGGGCGGGCCGAGCGGTCCGCCCCCCTTCCTCTCCATCACGCTTCTCCACCACGGGAAAAATTCCATGGCGCTCTCCGCGCTTGCGATGTGCTCACGCGCGCTGCTCAAGATCGGTGCCGCGACCATCGCCAGTTTCGACGAAGGCACGGCCGAGGCCGAGGTCGCCGCCAACCTCTATCCGTCCACGCGCGATGCGCTGGTGTCGGCCTATCCGTGGAGCTTCGCCACCGGCCAGCGCACGCTTGGCCGCCTGTCGGCGGTGCCGGTTGCCGACTACCGCAACGCCTTCCAGCTGCCGTCGGACTTCCTGCGCGCGATGTCGGCCGGATCCGGGCCGCGCGGCAGCGGCGTGGCCTATCGCATCGCCGAGGACCGGCTGCACGCCGACGAGGACAGCGTCACATTGACCTACATATTCCGCCCCAACGACGAGGCGCTGCCGCCCTTCTTCCAGTCCGCCCTGATCGCGCGCCTGGCCGCCGAGTTCGTGATCCCGCTGACCGAGAATACCGGGCGCGCCCAGCTGCTGTTCGAACTGGCCGAGCGCGAGTTCCGCGCGGCGCGGCTGACCGACAGCCAGCAGGACCTGCCGCCCGCGCTCTCCGACTTCCCGCTGATCACGGCGCGGGGCTGACCGATGCCCGCGCTTCGCCGTATCAAGACCAGCTTCACCGCGGGCGAGCTCGCGCCGGAGCTGATGGGAAGGCCAGACCTGCGCGCCTATGAGAACGGCGCGCGGGCGCTGCGCAATGTCGTGATCCTGCCCACCGGCGGGGTGGCGCGCCGTCCCGGCCTGCGTTGGCTTGCCCAGCTCGGCGGCCCGGCGCGGCTGATCCCGTTCGAGTTCTCGACCGAGCAGACCTATCTGCTGGCGCTCACCGCGGGCCAGCTCACGGTGTTCCGCAACGATGCCGCGGTGGCGAGCATCCCCACGCCATACACGGCCGCGCAGCTGGCGCAGGTCGCCTGGACGCAGAGCGCGGATACGCTGCTGCTGGCCCATCCGGACGTGCCGCCGCAGCGCATCACCCGCACCGGCCATACCAGCTGGCAGATCGCGCCCTGGAGTTTCGTCGCCGAACCGTTCTTCCGCTTCGGCGATCCCGCCGTCACGCTGGCGCCGTCGGCGACCAGCGGCGCCGTCACGCTGTCCGCATCCGCGCCGGTGTTCCAGGCGCAGCATGTGGGCCTGACGTTCCGCCTGGGCAGGCGGCGCGTGCGCATCACCGCCGTCGCCTCGGCGACGCAGGCTGGCGCCCTGGTGCTGGATACGCTGGCCGACACCGCCGCCACCGCCGCCTGGGACGAGGCAGCCTTCAGCCCGGTGCGCGGCTGGCCGGTTTCCTGCTGCTTCCACCAGGACCGCCTGGTGCTGGGCGGCTCCCGCGACCTGCCGAACCGGCTCTGGCTGTCGCGCTCGGGCCAGTTGTTCAACTTCGATCTCGGCACCGGTCTCGATGACCAGGCCATCGAGTTCGCGCTGATGAGCGACCAGGTCAACGCCATCCGCGCGGTGTTCTCGGGCCGCCACCTGCAGGTCTTCACCTCCGGCGCGGAATGGATGGTCACCGGCGATCCGCTGACGCCGGGCAACATCCAGCTCAACCGCCAGACGCGCGTGGGCAGCCCGACCGACCGGATCGTGCCGCCGGTCGATGTCGATGGCGCAACCATCTTTTCAGCCCGCGGCGGAAAAAGCCTGCACGAGTTCGTCTATACCGATGTCGAGCAGGCCTACCAGGCCAACGACCTGGCGCTGGTCTCGCGCCACCTTGTCGATCGCCCGCACGGCATGGCGTTCGACCAGACGCGCCGGCTGCTGCACATCGTGATGGCCGATGGCAGCCTGGCGACGCTGACGATCTACCGCGCCGAGCAGGTCACCGCATGGACCCGCCAGGAGACTGACGGCGCCTTCCGCGCGGTCGCCGAGATCGACGGCATCGTCTATGTCGTCAGCGAGCGTGCCGGCCGGTTCGCGCTGGAGCGGTTCGATGATGCGCTGGCGCTCGACGCCGCCATCGAGGGATCGGCTGCGCAGCCGGCCACCACATGGCGGGGCCTCGATCACCTGGAGGGGCGCGAGGTCGCGATCGTGGCCGACGGCGCGCCGCGCGCCGCGCAGATCGTCGGCGGCGGCGCGGTGGTGATCGACCCGCCCGCGCGCCGCGTCGCCGCGGGGCTTGCCTTCACCCACCTGATCGAGCCGCTGCCGCCCGAGATGCTGACCGCCGCCGGCGCCAAGGCGGCGCCGGTGCGGCTGGTCTCGGTGACCTTCCGCCTGCTCGAGACCTCGGCGCTGGAGGTCGATCTGGGCCGCGGCCTGGTCGCGGTGCCGTTCCGCCGCCTTGGCTCCGGCGCGCTGGACTCGGCGCCGATGCCCTTCACCGGCGATCGGGTGATCCGCGCGCTTGGCTGGCAGCGCGACGCCTCCGTCCCGCTGTGGCGCGTGGCCGGCCATGTGCCGCTGCCCGCGAAGATTCTTTCCGTCACGACCGAAATCAGGGTGAACGACTGATGGCCCAGCTCGCAACCGTGGCGACCATCGCCGCCACCGCGGCGAATGCCGCGCAAGGGATCATGCAGGCGCAGGCGGGCCGGCGGGCCGCCGCGGCGCCGCAGGCGGCGGCCGATCCGTCGGTCGCCAACGCCGCCGCGGCGCTCGATGCCGCCAGGGATGCGCGCGAGGCCGAGGCTGCCGCGGCACGCGCCCGCCAGCGCCAGTCGCTCCTGGAGAAGACCGTCGCCTCCGCCCGCGCGCGGCTGGCTGCCTCCGGCGCCTCGCCGGACAGCGGGTCGGGCCAGGCGCTGATCGACGGGCTGCGCCAGGACGCCGCCGAGGAACAGGCCACCGACGACCGCCAACGCGCCGCCAGGCGCGCCGAGGATCAGGCGGGCGACGACCTGGCCGCGGCCAACAAGGCGCTGGGCGCCCGCTTCTCCGCCGGCCGACGCAGCCTGATCGACGCGTCCGGCACGCTGACCGGCTTCACCCGCGCGGTCCGCAGCACGTCGAGCCTCGGCTCGGGGCTGCGCTCGCTGCTCGACGTGTTCTGAAACAAGGCATCCCGACCATGGCCGACCATATCCAGATCAACGATGTCGCCCCGCGCATCCAGTATGTCGCCGACGGCGCGACCACCGGCTTCACCTTTCCCTTCCCGATCTTCGCGGCCGGCGACCTGCAGGTGTTCATCGACGGCGTCGCGCAGTCCGGCGGGTTCACGGTGGGCGGCGCGGGTCAGAGTTCGGGCGGCAGCTGTGACTTCGCCACCGCGCCCGGCGCCGGATCCGTCGTCACGCTGCGCCGGCGCCTGCCGATCCGCCGCACCAGCGATTTCCAGGAGAACGGCGTGCTGCGCGCGCGCGTGCTGAACGACGAGCTCGATTACCAGACCGCCGCGATCCAGCAGCTGGCCGACGATGCCGGCCGCACTCTGCATTTCGACCCGTCCGATGCGGCGCCGTCGGGCGTGCTGCCGCCGCGCGCGGCGCGGGCCGGGCGCCTGCTGGGGTTCGGCGCTGATGGCGCGCCTGCGCTGTTCAACGCCGGCAGCGGGATCGGCGCGGCCGAGAACGTGCTGTATGCGCCCGCGGCGCCTGCCGGCATCGGCACCGTCGCTGCCAAACTGGCCGAGACCCTTTCGGTGCGCGATTTCGGCGCGACCGGCGACGGCGTGGCCGACGACACCCTGGCGATCCAGGCCGCCTTCGATGCCGCCGCGGCACGAGGCGCAAGCGTGCTGATCCCCGACGGCACCTACCGCACCAGCCTGCCCGTGGTGCTGGGCGCCGGCGCCTTCGCGCTGCACATGCAGGGCGAGCTGCTGTTCGCCGGCACGGGCACGGCGCTGCGCATCGGCCAGCCCGGCAGCCAGCGGCTGTGGGGCAAGCGCTACACGGGCCTGCGCGTGCGGCGCGCGACGCAGTCCGACTGGTCCAGCGAGGCCGAGATCGGCATCCAGATCTTCAACGCCTATGCCTGCGCCATCGGGCTTGAGCATGCCGAGGGGTTCACGATCGGCGCGCAGGCGTTCGGCGACGCCAATGGCTGGGTGTACTGCCGGGTCGATCTGGGGCGCTTCTACAACAACCGCATCGGCCTTGACCTGCGCTGCGGCGCCGGCGGCTGGAACAACCAGAACACCTTCGTCGGCGGTACCTTCCAGCTCGCGACCACCACGCTGCCGTTGCTCGACCGCTGCGGCATCCGCTTCAGCCGGACGGCCGGCGGCTACGACAACCACAACAACAACGTGTTCCTGAATCCGTCCTTCGAGCTGCGCGGCATCCAGGACTGGTGGCCGGCGACCGCCTATACGGTGGGCACGCGCATCCGCGGCGCGGGCGGGCGCATCTATGTCGCAACCCAGGCCGGCACCTCCGGCAGCACCCCACCCTCTGGCACCACGGCAGGCATCGCTGACGGCACGGTGCGCTGGGATCATGTGCAGGCCAGCCACGACAGCGTGCCGGTGCTGATGGAGGCATCCGCGCGCGCCAACATGGTGATCGGCGCGCGCAACGAGGGTTCGGGGCGCATCATCGCCCGCGAGTTCGGCGACGCGCTGGGCAACACCTATGACTTCGCCTTTGTCGGCGGGCAGGGCGGGGCCGGCAACGCGATCGGCGGCTACTATGTCGATTATCGCGGCAACCTGGCCGGCAGCGTGCTGCGGATCGCCAACGGAATCGACCGCTTCGCGGCCGCCGATCAGCCGCTGAAACTGATCTGGTCGGTCCCCGACCTGCGGCGGGCCGCCAACGCCTACGATGCAACCCGCATCTTCGTCCAGGGCTGCTCGATCATCGCCACGTCTCCGGCGCCGGAGCGGCGGCTCAACTGCTTCCGCCAGCTGTCGGGGCTGGAGCTCCGGCCCGCGGCGCTGCGCGTGCCCGGCTCCTCGCGCGGGATCGGCACCTGCGTCGATACGCGTGCGGCGAAGCGGTTCCTGTTCGCCTACGCGCTCGACGGCCAGGCGCAGGCCGGGCGCATGCTGGTGCGCTGCTTCGATGCCGACGACCGCCTGATCACCGCGGGCCAGCCCGTGCGGGCCAGCCGCGCGCTCGCGTTCAACAGCGGGCTGGGCGGCTTCTTCAGCGGTGCGGAGAGTTTCGCGCCCCTCTATCTCGAGCTCGATGCGTCGGTTGCCACGATCTGGATCGGCATCACCGGCAGCGCCGCCGGCCCGGCCGATGTCACCGCCATGCGCCTGTTCTGTGTCGAGGGCCACGCGCCGCGCGTCTTCCCCGGCCATGCCGAGGACGATCCGGGCCCGGTCGCGATCGCGATCGCGGCGCCCGGCATCGGCACGCACGATCCGGGCGCGATCCTGCGCAATGTCGCGGCCACCGGCCCCGCCTATTGGGAATGCACCACGGGCGGCACGTTCGGCACGCTGGCCGGCGTTTCCGGCACCATGATCACGGGAGCGCCCAATCTTTTCCTGGCCGCGTCGGGCAGCCTCGCGACGGGCGAGTACGTGGCGGTCGCGGGTGCGGTCACGGCCGCCTCGGTCGCCGCGATCCAGCGCTACGACGCGGCGTCGGTGGCGCCGTGGGCTGCCTCGACCGCGTATGCGGCAGGCAGTGTCGTGGCGCGCGCCGGCACGGTCTATGTCTGCGCCGCCGCCGGCACGTCGGGCACCACGGGCCCGTCCGGCACCGGCACGGCCATCGCCGACGGCACCTGCGCCTGGAACAGCGTGGTCGCGCGCGCAACGCTTTCGGCCAATGCCACCGCCACGGTGTCGGCGGCCGCGGTGAACTATGTGGCGCCTGCCTTCGCCGCGAGGGCCCGCACATGAGCCGCGCCGGAAGACGTGGTGGCAAGCTGCCCGTGCCAGACGCCAAGGACCCCAACGCAAGGAATGCGACCGACATGTCCCGCCAGCGTCTTGCACTTCGCCTGATGCATCTGGCCGAGCAGGTTGCCGAGAGCTACTGCGTGTTCGCGGTCGGCATGGTGCCCGACGAGCCGAAATCCTTCGCCGCGCACCACGCCGCCTGCAAGGCGGCGCTGGCGCATCTGGACCTGCTGCTGAAACTCAGCCGCGCGATCGCGCCCGACGCCGCCACCGACCTGCAGCCCACGCTGCTGATCGCCGACGCACGGCGCGCGCTAGTCAACGCCACGCCGGACCTGGAACTGACCGCCGAGCAGGTCGATGCGATCGACCTGATCAGCCACGTGACCGAGGACGACGGCGAGGAGCTCGATCTTGGCGACGAGGACTAGGCCCGGATCGCCCTATGCCGGCGTGCGCTTCGACGAGTTCCTGTGGATCTGGAACACGCGCGAGGGGCAGGAGACGCCGCCGCTGCACCTGGGCATGGCGCGCTGGCTTGAGACACGCGAGGCCAGCGGCCAGCGCCGCCTGCTGCTGATGGCGTTCCGCGGCGCCGGCAAATCGACCATCGTCGGCCAGTGGTGCGCCTGGCAGCTGATGCGGGCACCCGAAACCCGCATCCTGGTGCTGGGCGCGGACGATGCGCTGGCGGTGAAGATGGTGCGCAACGTGCGCCGCATCGTCGAACGGCATCCGCTGTGCGGCCTGATCCGGCCCAGCCGCGCCGAGGAATGGGCCGCCGACCGGTTCAGCGTGAAGCGGCCGGGCGCGGGCCGCGATCCGTCGATGCTGGCGCGGGGAATCCTCGCCAACATCACCGGCAGCCGGGCCGACATCATCATCGCCGACGATGTCGAGGTGCCGAACACCGCCGATACTGCCGGCAAGCGCGAGGAGCTGCGGCATCGGCTTGCCGAGGCGGCGTTCGTGCTTACCCCCGGCGGCACGATGCTTTTCGTCGGCACACCGCATGCCGCCGACAGCATCTATGCCGACCCCGCGCGGCCACGGCCCGCCGGCGGCGAGGCTCCGTTCCTTGCGGACTGCGCACGGCTGGTGCTGCCAATCCTGGACGAGGCGGGCAACAGCCGCTGGCCGGAACGCTTCACGCTGCACGAGGTCAACGCGCTGCGCCGGCGGGTCGGACCCGGAAAATTCCTCAGCCAGATGATGCTGGAGCCGGTCAGCCCCGAGGCCGCGCGGCTCGATCCCGCGGCGCTGGTCCGCTACCGCGAGGAGCTCCGCCTCCATTCCGGCAATGGCGGCGCCGAGCTCAGGCTCGGCGATGCGCGCATGGTCTCGGCCAGCTGCTTCTGGGATCCCGCGTTCGGCGCACCCGGCCGCGGCGATGCCTCGGTGCTGGCCGCGCTGTTCGCCGATGCGGATGGCGGGTTCTGGCTGCATCGGATGCTGTACCTGAAGCACGACCCCGAGGCGCAGCAGAACGCGGCCGCGCAGCTCTGCGCCCAGGTCGCCGACCTGGTGCGCGCGCTGCACCTGCCCTCGGTCACGATCGAGACCAACGGCATCGGGAAGTTCCTGCCCGGCCTGCTGAAGCAGACCTTCCAGGAGGCCCGCCTGTCCTGCGTGGTGCGCGAGCATGCCAGCACGCGTGCCAAGGCCGAGCGCATCATCGCGGCGCTGGAGCCGGTGATGGCCGCGCGGCGGCTTCATGTGCACGACAGCGTCTTTGCCACCGCGCTGGTCCAGGAGATGCGCGATTTCCGGCCCGGCGCGAAGGGGCTGGCCGACGATGGCCTGGATGCGCTGGCAGGCTGCCTGCTGGCCGAGCCGATCCGGCTGAAACTGCGCGGCCGCGCCAGCGCGCGCGAGGAGTGGCGCCCGGGCGCCGGCAGCTATGCCGCGGGCGGCGCGTTCGATCCGCTGGCGCGGGGCTGAGCCGTGGCCGGGCGCGGCGATTTGAGGATTTCGCTGGCGTGGCGGGCCAGGCCTTCTTCCGTGGCCTCGAACCGGCCGTCGGCCCGTTCGTGCGCAAGGCCCATGCCTGCCAGCCGTGCCAGGCACGGCCCGTCCTTCAGGCCGGGCG